CTCGTTTTTAATCCTGAGTATTGTATCCCCCCCAGGAGAAGATCGAGCAAGCTCGTCTTGTGTAGTGTTTGTAGTTCTTTAACGGATCCTCGCGGATCCACTACCGGTATCCACTTATGCAGTGGATGGATCTATCTCAGAACAGTTCTCTCTGACTGTAAGCTTACGACTTGAATCGTACGCTTCATAGACTTGTTTTGCCCATCGAAGCCAGTACTCCTTAGCTTCTTCAGGACGAATTGATTCAACAGCTACGAAAGTCTTTCCGTCTGCCGTCAACAATTCCGGGTGGCTCTCACCCTCTCCTTCAACATATTCATAATTATTATAGTTCACCTTCTTAAACCCGGCGAACTTACCTCCATTTCCTCTCTTCTTCTTGGCATTCCTCTTCTTCCTCTTGACTTTGTTAGTCTTCCGCAAAGGGGCTGTCTTGACTAAAGTCCTAGCGCCTGCTCTATCCATGCTGTAGCTTCCCATTAAAGCTAGAACTGGAGCAGCAGCTCTAGGTACTCTAGTCAATGCCTGCGCTACTGAAACTCCCGTTCGGTACATGTTAGCTATATTATCCATCCAAGCTCTTTTCGAATCTGGCGCCATTGAATTAAACTTCCCTGCTGCATCAGATATCCATTCCAATAATCTAGGTCCTCCGATCTTCTGCGCTGAACTAGCGATACCTTTGTACAAGTTTATAATAACAAATTCATATTTCACAGTGATTGTCACCGCGATTCTTGAATTGAGACTGGTACCGTCTGCTAAGACATAAAGGAACCTTTCCATTACCACTGAATCAGTTGGACTTCTGATGAACAACAAATCGTTAGGAGTATCCGGAACCATGGTCTGAATTACCGTGTCTCTGATACTAACTGGTATGGTGTTGGGATGTTGCATGATATCATTGGGGCTCAAATTCTCAACATTAGAATGCAAAACGTAGAACCTACCTTGCACATTGGTGACTGCTGCGGTCTCTTCCATCACTATATTATACGAAGTAACTAAATACTCAGTATTCTGAGGACCCACAGGAGAAGTAATTCTGTGCGTAGAACTAAAGTTGTACCAATGTTCCGAGGGGTGGTGTACATAACCCAACGTATTAAGGTCGTGCATTTGGAATCTAAATAATCTGGTAGACTCTGACCCCACGTCTGTATAGTGCTGCTTAATAGCTCCTACGGCTACATCTTTTCTACCACCGGCAGATATTCTAACTGGTTGTCCGTCAGGATGGAAGAAATGAGCCATCAAATTTCTAGCATCTGTGTTGCGATTTCCGCTCATGTTTGTTTCTTTCAAGTTTTTATTTTTATAACCTGACATCAGGCAGTACTTCACATTACCTTCAGGACGCTCTAACATGACGTCCAGATTAATGCCAACTCTATTAGCTTCTTCTACTACTAATATATCGACATCGTCCGATGAGCTAATCTCTTGGTCATTCCAAAAATCTCCGAACATCTTAAAGTAATCAATCTTCTTGTCGATAACTACTTGAGTAAGCTCTGAGATGGTGTTCTTCACGTCGTCTGTCCTAACACCTAAGATTTCGCACATCTGCAATGGGTACTCCTGGAGTATCGCTGATGATCCAGCTGCCAGCAGCCTACTAAGAGCTACTGCAAACCTGTGTATTTTCCAATCCTTTTGGATTGCCCGATTTGAACCAGTATACAATCTGGAATTAAAATAAAAGTTCGTCAAGTTTGGCAAGACCGCACACTGCTCTATATGCAAAGTTTTAGAACAAAAGGTTGCTCTGTTGTACCCTAGCACGCATTCTTCTAGAGAGATGACAAATCCACTATGTGACAGATCTTCTTCAGGGTCTCTGGAAGTCATTCTCAGCATCTCTTCACGTAAGGCTAGCAACTCATCTCTTCTATCAGAGAAAGCAGTCAAATCATCACCGGAAACCTTCAAAGCAAACTCACCTCCGACGTTTTCAATACAAGTTTTGCCGAACATTATAGTAGTTAATGTATTAGCCCACGTTGTAGAAGGGTCGCCAGAAGCTCTACCACCTTTCCTCTTCAAAATTATTTTCCCTATGCCTGTGAAAAACTTCGTCGTCTTGATCTTTGCGGTCATCCAGTCCAAAGATTCTTCAATAATATTTTCTGGGAAACCGAAATTGGCGAGACGAAGTTTCAGCATCGGTTTCAACATCCTCAACAATTTTCTTTCAACCACTAATTGAGTCTCATGATACACGGTTGCGTCCATTGCTCCAAAATCCGTGGACAGAGTATTTCTCTTATTCTCCTTCTTCATCTTAGCCAAGAACTGCGACAAAGTCTTCTCCGAAGCTCTATAGCTATACGCCGGTTCTAAAGTACCAAGGGTGCCGTTCAGCCAGTTCGATACGATCCAGGGGATTCCTGCGGCTATCTTTGGTCGATTTTCGACTATTCTAGCTCGTTTCTTATCCTTATAAATGACGTTCCCACGAATCTGTTTAGGATTGGTATAAGTCTCATAAGCCTTCACAAATCCCGTGTAATACTTAGTACTAGCGATCCCATCCCTCTGCCTATCCACTGCATCTCTATACACCTGCTTTTTAGCCTCTCCATATCCTTGCTTACCCTCAATCAACTCTTCGGGTGACATCCAATGTTGCTCAATAAATTTCGGAGTCAATTTTGAAATGAGAGTTGCAAATTCCCTTTCAGTCACTCTATCGAGCCTTCTCAACCAATACGGATCGACTCTTGAATTCGGCCTAAACATCCTATTAGAAATAGCATGTTGTAAGTTGACAATGCTAGTGTGATCATAAGCGTAGGATCTCACGACTTTCTCGGGCAATTCGAAATCGAAACCAGTCTGTATAGGTTCTCTAGGTTTGTTATTTTCTGAATCATCAGCTATTTCAGCTGCATCCAAAAATTCCTCTTCTGAAACTTGACGTCCTTTAAGATAAAATTGAGCTGAGACAAACGTTCTATTATCCCTGTTTATCGGCTTTACTTCACTTTTAGGTTTTCTTACGAAAAAACCATAATTCGCTTCTCCAACTCCTGAAAATCTTGCTGGGTTTTCTTGCTCAACGTCGGGCAATTTAGCCAAAACTAAATGTGCAAGTTTACTAATCATGCCGATAGCTAAGGATCTCAACTTCGTAAGGAAAGTCCAAGCTGTTTTCTTCGCCAAATCAACTCCACTGGTTAGCACGATTTTGACAGTTCCGATGGTGCAATTCGACACTACGTTCACCACATTGCTAGCATGATGAATTGTAGAATTCTTAACCATGTCGAAAAGTCCTAAGCTAGTTGCTTTGAACATATTCATGCCTCCTTCTAACCCTTGTCTCACTCCCTCTTTCGTCCACGAAGCAGTTTCTTTTACCAAATCTCTGCAACGGTTCACTCCTGCCATAACCATCATAGACATGAAATCCAAAAACATATCTAACAATTCTTTGAAAGCTTGTCTCACAGACCTAGCTCCATTTTCCACAGACGCCGCTGAATCCTCAATTAAAGTCTTTGCTCCAAGACTATCGAATTTTGTGAGTTTTTCTGTATAATTCGATGACTCGCCGGCCACTTCTCGTGTCTTCTGCATGAGCAGTTTGACCTTGTCTGCCATAAACTTGACTGGCTCGGCTATATAACGCGCTCCTCTTGAGAACAAAGTCATAACTCTCTCTATAGCTTTAATTTCTTTCAATAGCTTAGCATTTTTCTCCATTATCCTCACTCCTTCGGCCTGGATCTGATGTCTGTAGGTGTAGCAAAGGAGTCCTGCTGTCGCAATCGGTATGGCAGTCATCAAAGGTGACCAACCTCGCGAATCATCATTTCTGGGTCTTCTACTTCCTGAAAACAAAATCTTGTTTACACCATTCTTCTCCATCGCAGCTTCAGGGGATTCCAGAATTTGAACATGGTTGTACTTTCTCCTAATTTTGGACAAGATCTTGAACGCCCTATATTCCCATGTTGCGTACAACAGGAAGCAAACGGTACCATTCAGCGATTCAGTATCAAATAAGTCTGCTATCTTCTGTGTGAGTCCTGTTATTCCCGAAACTAAAGCTATCCCTACTGATTTTAAACCAGGTATCAACATCTCCCATTGAACCTTCTTCGCAAAAGCTATTTCTCTTGGAACTCCTTGCATTCTCACCACTTTCCGTAATTTTTCAATTTCTTCGCATCCGCTAGAACCTTTATCCACTCTCTTTCCGAACCACCAATCTACCAACCGGAAGAATTGGTAGCTAAGAGTGTATCTAGCTATTTCTGGCAAATGAGGGTATAAACTCTTTTCCAATCCCTCCAAGACGACTGCGCTCTTCAATATCCTTCCTGACAAGTGTTTACATATTTCAGATCTAATCTGAGCCATCAAAAGTTTTTCCTTAGCAGCTAAATCTCTTCCTAAATAATTAACAACTTGAGGGATTTTGTAGATCGGATCTTCTGAGAGCTTAGCTACTTGGTTGAAGCTTGACCCTACCCATCTTGAATAATTAATCGATAAATCTACGCCATGTGGTGTCATCTGTGTAGCGTCTGCTCGAGCTAATCCTGGATCTACATTAGGATGAATGTATGGATCCCCATTTCCTCGGGCATGGAAAGTCACTGTCCCATCGCTCACTTCTACTGTTCCTTCTCCATCTCCAATGAAATAAAATCCGTTCTGGGATGGAAAGTCCATACCTACCACCACCATCTGAACTTCCACATTTGGATGTGCCAAGAGCACGGGATCAAACTGTCTAGTGTCGATATACCAATGCATGTCTGAAAAACAATAGACTATCTTTTCGATAACAACTCCTGCAATAGCTAAGTCAGCCAAAGCGAAACTTACAGATGCACGAAAATGGACCATGTCGAAGGTGCCCTTACTCTTATGAGCTTGGTTAATCACATTGTTAGGATACTCATGAACAACCGTCACGTTTATAGGATTTTGCATGGTGGTAAGATAGTCAACTCTTGCTTCGATCGCCTCTGCGTTCTGCGTCATATATTGAGCGTCCATGACTGTGACGTTTTGCCTGTAACACAAGAAAGCAGCTCCTGAGGGTATACCATTTCTAATACGAGCTGGCCTAGGAGCTCCGGCATCGTAGTTGGGTTGGAAGGTGTACAGTCCACGTATCGTATCCAATGTGTTGACGGTCTTGGACTGCACATCCACATACAACACACGCCTCGTGGTCGAGAACATCTCCGACTGATATAAGTTAGCCAAAGTTCTGGAACCAGCGTGTTCACTATCATTAGCTGGATTTGAAAAATACTCCGCTGGTTTCCCTTCTGTCACGACCGCTGCATGTGCAGCTAACTTAGGTGAATTTTGGAAAAAATTCCCGATTATCCCTTGCGCCTGTATTTTTCTAGACGCGGTCTCCTTCCACCCTGAGAATAGTGACTTGGTAGTCCTGACCTCTCTCATCTTTTTCTCTGTGATGCCCATCCTTTGTAGCTTTGTGAACAAATTTCCATCAAACAACAACGGGCCACAAGAATAGCTCGCACAGTTAGGACAGATTTTACCTATCTTCCTAGCCTCCTCTAAAAGGTCATCATTTATCAGTCCTCTCCCCATAGTGTTCAACATAGTAGCTATCAACAACAACTTAGAGGCATCTTGACAATACCCACACGAATCCATCTCTCTCACGGCTTTTCTATAGTTGTTGACCAACCTGCGTCTGTCCCTCAATAATGAATCAGTAACTGCAACTTGTGTTGCTCTATTGAGCGGCACTGGAGCACGTTTTCCCTTGGCTAGCTTTTCCAAATCTTCTATGTTTCTCTGAATTTTCTCAAGTTCATCCTGCTTTTTATTCAACTTTCTAGCCATTTTCTTCAACTTGAGAGTATCCTTCACCTCTTCCTCTTTCTTCTCTTCTTTGACCTTCGCTTCGACTTCCACACCTTCTCCATCTGACTCCGGTTTAATCAGCGTTCTAGTAGGATCCGTTGTGTAATCTTTCAATTTGACTTCGAGCCCGACGTGATACAAATCTTTCCCTGTCACTCCTATTACCACTCTCAGCTTTTTGCTCTCGGGAAGTTTAGCTATAACTTCGTTAGTACCATATACTGTTGCAGAATGGTACCAGTCTATTATAGGACAAGGGCGATCCAAGACAGCATAATAGGCGGCGGCTGTCTTAAAAAGACAGTACCCGTCTGAAGGCCAGAAGACGACTCTGCTTGGATCTTCGAATTGCATCGACCATCCGTCTAGAGTAGTTCTATAAGCCTCAAGCTTTATGCTCAATCTATCTTCTCGGGGAAACATGTGTTCGAACTCATCAATCATGACTTTGACCTGTTTGCCACTAAAATCTCCATGTTTTTCTGGAAGTTTAGTTTTGATTGCTCTTTCGGCTGGGAGTCTCTCATTCTT